AGAAAAAAAATGGCTTTTTGAAAGTACTGATTTCTTATTAGGTGTGGGGACGTTAGAATGAACGAGTTTGAGCATTGGGAGAACGAAATTAAGAGAGGAAAGGACTACCGGAAAACCTACGGTGCGGAAGCGAAGTGGAAGGAATACAGGGACTACTACAGGCATAACTTCCCGGAGGAACTGAAATATAATCTAGTCTACTCCTCTATCGCGGCTGAAGCTCCGGCAGTGCTTTACTCCTTCCCTCATATTTCTGTTTCTCCTATTCGGAGCGGTTATGAACCGTTTGCTTATGTGCTTGAGGCGATAGATAACCGGTTAGTGAAGCAACAGAATCTAGGAGAAGAGTGTGAAGATATCCTGGTTGATATTCCTACTTGCGGTATTGGGTGCATGGTTATGGGGTATGATAGCCAGTTTGGGTATTCGTTGAAAACTGGGGAAACATCCACTAGGTTCGGAAGCCACTCAGAGAAGATCGAGTATGAATCAACAATAAAAAAAGGAATGCCCTGGGCGCTTAGGTGTATGCCGGAGGACTTTGTCGTTCCTTGGGGGACTAACAGGTTTAGTGGGGCGCCTTGGGTAGCTTTTCGGTCGGTGCGGGCCTTGCAGGATGCCAAAGAAGAAAAAAAATATAGCGCTAAAGGCAAAGCGGAACTTAACGCTTCAATGACTACTAATACAGAGGGTAAATATCCTGACGAGTTGTCGCCGGTTTTTATTTGGCAGATTCATGATCTACGATCGGGAAATCTGTTTGTGTTTGCAGAGGGTGGTACCCAGTTTCTCAGAAAAGAGGCAGATACTCTTCAAACTTCTTTAGGACTGCCGGCAGAGACAATCCAATTTATTAAAGACCCGCAGTGGATGTGGGGTATTCCTGAAGTTAGGTATTATGAGGGGTTTCAAAAAGAGATTAATGAGATTATCTCTCAACGGTCGGCGTTCAGGAAAGTCGGGCTGCTCCGGTTTCTCTATCTTAAAGGCGTGATTGAAGAAGGTGAAATGAAAAAGATGATGGGGCCGGAGCCGGTTGTTGGTATTGAAATTGAAAAATCCTTGGGGACGAATGTTAATGATTTAATCCAGACATTCCAGCCAGCCATTCCCCACGATCTAACCCCTGTGAAAGCAGACCTCAGAGAAGATGTGAGGGAGCTTACCGGGAAAAGCAAGATGTATATGGGAGAAAATGCCCCGCGTTCTCATACAACCAAATTCGAGGTGCAGACTGTTACGGATAATGCTTCCGGGAGAGATAGAAAGAAACGGGAGAAGATGGGAAGGTTCATTGAACGGATAATTGCTAAAGAGAATGAGCTTATTTTCAGGCATTGGACGGATAAGCAGGTAGAATACGTGGTAGGGCCTGATCTGGTGGGGTATTGGGTTGAATTTAAGGGAACACAGTTAAAAAGTGAATACCTTGTCAATGTCGCAGTAGATGATATGACTCCGGTAACTAGAGAGACAAAACTCGCTGAAGCGCAGGCTTTGCTTCAAATGATGGGGCAAGACCCCATGTTTCAACAGATGTATCCAGAAGCGGGAATGCAGGTCAGAAAGATGATCCTTACGCAGTTTAGCTGGCTTAATTTTTCTCAGTTTCAACCGAGAGAAGGAGTTGGGGGGAGTGAAGAGAAACCGATGGGAATGGAGCAGTTTGCTGGAGCTTTTCCTGAGATGCGAAAAAAAGGGAATGCACAAATGCAGATGCAATAAGGAGTTTGTTGTGTTATATGAATATGAGTGTGGATGTGGGAAGAAATTTGAAGCGTTTAACAATATAGAGGAGCGAAAAACCTCTGCATGTCCGGTTTGTAATAGACTTGCAAAAAAAGTGATTACAAAGAATGCGTTAAACTTTTTCCCTGTTGGGTGGTGGCATAATATTGCTTCTAAGCCCATATTTGCTAGAACAAAAGAAGAATTGGCACGGGAATGTTATAAGCGGTGGACGCCTACTAACAAGCCTTGGCCGGAATTTTTAGACGGCATTAGTAATCCGGGGGTACCCAATGATATCAGGTATGATGGGGCTGCGGGTTACAAAGGAGGACTCAGTGACAGAAGAACAAGAAAAAAAACTATTTGAGAATATTGGAAATTTACAAGGTGTTGTCAGCGATATGGCAACTAAAATAAGCGCGATGGAGACATCTCAGGCGGAAATGTCTGAATTCAATAGTGTTATGCAGAGTGTTCTTCCCGCGGAAGGGGAAAAAACATCTGCCTCCGCAGAGGGAGAAAAAGCACCTGCAAAACAAGGAAACGAGAAGGAAGAATTAATGGCCTCGATTTCTCAATTAATAGAAGAGCGGTTGGGGAATCTGGAGGCTGGAGTTAATGGTAAGTTTGAAAAAATGGAAGTGCAGCAGATGTCTAATGCTGATCCTGATTTCAACAAAAGAATCAGACCAGAAGCATATAAGATTTCTAAAGAGGCTGGAAAGAAGGATTGGAAATTGACTGATGTGGTGGAGCTTGCGAAAGGGCGCCTTGCACTAAGCGATCTTGAAGAATCAAAGAAAGAGATGAGCTCACTTAAAGAGCGAATGGGAGAATTAGAAGGAAATGTTGGAGGTGAAAAACCATTTGGAAGTTTTGTTGGGAAAGAGCCTCCGAAAGATATGTCGTTTGATGAAGGATTCAATGAAGCCTGGAAAGAAGCAGGCATGGGAAGTCAATAACATGAACATAATTTGTAGGGAGAAGCCATGAGTATTACATTTACAGAAGCAGTGGATACTCTATATACTCACACTTTAACAAATCAGAAAAAGGAGATGGTGGATAATATCTTTGACGCCACTCCTTTCTACCACCAGTTAAAAAGTAAAGGCGGTATAGTTAAGTGGACAGGTGGGAGGTATTTAGATATCCCTGTGGTTAAAGGGAAAAATCCAACCGGAGCTTGGTTGGATGAGGATGGGACAGTATCTTTGGAAGATTTTGATCCGGATACGATGGTCAGGTATCCTTGGGGATACTATGCAATAAACATTACAAGAAAATGGATGAACGACCAGAGGAATAGCGGGAAGGCCGCTATAAGAAATGCAATAGAGAGCAAAGTCAAAACTACAAAACTCTCTATGATTGACGATTTTGAAGAGTCTCTTTTTACAGCGCAAAGCGGGTTGGCGATGTATGGGCTGCCGGATGCAGTTTATCATACGGGGACAAGTGGGAAGAGCACCAACACATATCCATCCGGATATGACCGGGGGACGGAAACTTGGTGGGGTAATCATTATAAGGCCACATCTACTCCATCTTCCGTTAATATTATTAATGATACGACAAATCTTTTTAATACTATCTCTGAAGGCAAGTTTATGTTCGAGCCTACCATGATGATAACTACACAGACGGGATTTGAGTTATATCAGAGGGAGATGGAAGAGAAGTTTCGGATTGTTAATCAGTTAAAGACCGGGGATGTTAAGTTTAGGAATATTGAGTTTTTGGGATGTCCAATTCATTTTTCTCCTCAGTGTCCGTCCGGGAGGAACTATCTTTTAAATTTGGACAATATGTATTTAATGATTGATCCAAATTATGACTTCACGCCAACGCCTTGGAAAGAACGTGTCAACCAGCCGAACACTAGAGCGCAGCAACTCTGTTGTACTCTCAATCTGGTTACAGAGAGAAGCAGGGGCTTAGGTGTGCTAACTGGGATTACAGAATAAAGGAGGTGATAAAGTATGGATAATTTAATTGTTGGCATGGATGGACATATTCCTATTGGGGGGAGGACACCCTGGCATGATACTTATGAGACAGAGAAAGCTCCATTAGGAACTAGGAAGTTTTTAAGCGACGGAAGCGTTTTTAAATTTATGAGGAACGGGGCGACTGCTCTTGACAATAATGTGCTGTTGCAGAATGCTGATTCTGCGGATGATCATGCAGTTAATTTGGCGGTGGCCGCGGCTGCTGTTGGTACCAAGTCTGTTACCGTGACAAACGGTGCTACTACTGCAATTACCGCGAATATGTATAAAGGCGGGAAATTGCAGGTTAATGACGCGGGGGCTGCTACAACTACTGAGGGGTATGAGTATTACATTGATAGCCATCCGGCTGCGGCTACGGGGGCTACTTGTGTAATTACTTTGCGGGATGAGTTACAGATTGCATTAACTACAGCCAGCCAGGTAGCATTGATAAAATCTCCTTATGATGCAGTTATTGTAAATCCAACTACTGCTACAGGTTATCCGGTTGGAGTATCCAGAGTTGTTGTTGCTGCAAGTTATTATTTTTGGTGTCAGACCTGGGGGCCGGTATCTTGCCTTATAGCGGGAACTCCTGCTATTGGCACAGGGTTGACTTATGGAACAACTGCAGGCGCACTTAATATAATGGCAACAGACGGGCAGATTGCTCCTATTGCTATTATTCAGGAAACCGGAGTGAGTGGGGAGTATAAGGAAGTATGGTTAATGATAAGCCCGTGAAAATTCTTCTAGGCGCTTGTGTTTTAAATTTTAATGTTGGTTTTGTGCAGAGCATCCTATCTACGGTGAAGGGGGCCTACCAATCTGGGATGGAATTGGTGGTGCATTTTGAAGATAGGGTGCTCTTGCACACAGCCCAGAAGAATATTGTGAATGAGGCAAGGAAACAAAACTGCACGCATGTTCTTTTTATAGAGGACGACACCACTTTTGTCCCAAATGATGCCTTGGAAAGGATGTTGACTTGCAATGAGGATGTCGTCGGGGCGTATGCATACTCCCGGCATTTCCCATTTGCCCCTAACATCCACATGAAAGAGGATCGAACTCGGAAGTGGGACAAGAAACCTTATATGCATGTTAAAGTGGTTGAGTCCGGGTGTGGGTTTAAGAAGGTGGATTTAGTGCCCTTCCAATACACATTGATTAAAATGAGGGTTTTTGAGAAGATTAAAAAGCCGTGGTTCTTTTATGGGAGCATTGGAGCCACAGACACATGGTTTGCGGATAGGTGTTTTGAAAAGGGCATCTCTTTGTGGTGTGATACGGAAAGTATTGTAAGGCATGGGGATATTGATGAAAAAACAGTAGGGTTCAAACTTTGGGAACGGCAGCATATGTATAATAATGGTGAGAAGTGGAATAATAATTGTAGTAAACCGTTTCTCAAATATGCTGGTGTAATGTTTAATGAATGAGAGGTTATAATGTCGTTAAAACAAGAAGCAATAAACGCTATTTGGCAAGGGCAATCGGATTTTTTAAGCAAGATTGTTAAATATGCCGGGAGTCCTGATGGCGCGGTTACTGCTGATTTCCAGGGGCAGTTTTGTTATGATACAACTAACAATAACTGGTATATCAGTACTGACGGCGCAACGGCCTGGACTCAGGTGGACGCATGACCCGGGAAGAATTTGAAGCAGAAATACTGGCAGGGTTGGGAGGAAGACAAGCCAGTGATGAGACTATCACCGTAAATGGCTATAATCTTGTGTATAAGTGGCTACAACGGGCGATGCGCATGGTTACAAGGAAAAGGAAGTTCAGAGAACTGATTGTGGAGAATACTGCTTTAGCCACAGTCGCAGACAGCACTACTCCTATCGCTTTGCCGACAAACACTAAAACGACGTATAGTGTTAGGATTATAGATGGATCTAATTCTTGGGAAGTAGCGTATAAGTCCCCCTTGTATATAATGCAAAACTTTCCCAACCCGGCCGGAGATGCTTCGGGAGAACCTATCTATTACACGGTTATGAATAAATCGCTCCGGTTTATTCCTACTCCGGGAGAGGCATACACATTATATTGTATTTTGGAGATGTGGCCCGCAGAGCTTGCGGGGGATGGTTCATCGCCGGATTTTGGGGAGGATTTAGTTGATGATGTTATTATTGAATATGCGCTCGGGTATGGATTTGCCAGTTTCGGAGAGAAATATAAAAAGGATGCGGAATTTCATTTTTCATTAGGAAACTCATTTCTTGATGATGCTTTTACAGCGGATAATTATGTTGGGGCGTCTGCTCCAACGCCTATGGGGTATCATCCTGAAACCAGGTTAAGAGAAACATCTATCCCGGAAGGCGCGACAACCGCACATCCATTTAGGAGGTAGTAATATGACGTTTTATAGTGGACAGCCAATAGGCAGCGATGAGCTAAAGAATGCTTTAATCGTGTTAATTAAAGCAAATTTTGATCATCTAAAAGCAGCGATAGGTCAAGAACATGGTTGGAGTGATTCAGATACTTCTGCCTGCATACACACTGCCAGTTCAGGGGTTAAGGTAGATACAGAGACTAGAGATTTAAGTGCTGCAAATGGAGATGTTGCTTATACTGGGTATGGATTTAAACCGGATCTTATCCTTCTTATAAGCAGGAGCGGGAGCGTAGGCAGTGCAGATCAAAATGGGTCGTTTGGTTTTTCTAGTGGTGTTGGGGAGGAAGGATGTGTCTACACGGATACAGTTGTTCCTAGTGTTGTTTGGAAAACATCTGCCGATTTTTGTATTAGTTATGAATCGGGGAATAAATATCATCAGGCAGTATTGAAATCTTTTGATGCTGATGGTTTTACCTTGACTTGGACTAAAACTGCGGCTCTTTCAGGAGATTTAGACTTTTTAGTATTAGCAGTTAAACTTGGAATATAAGGAGATTAGGATGCGATATTTAATAGCTTTAATTTGTTTTATGTTTTGTGGCGGCTGCACTTTGTCTATGACCACTGCCCCAACCGGAGTGAATAAATACCGGCTGGGTTTATCCTTGCCCTCTGTGGAAGTAAAAACCGGGAATAAAAATCAGAGAATCGGGGAAGAGATTCATACGGGAAATGAGGTTCCGGTTCCCGATGGGATGATTAAAGTAAAATGATAATAACTCCTAACTTTAAAAGATATGAGATATTCTGCAACGGAAAGGATTGTTCTTCTCATGATAACTATAATTTTGAGTTAATTAAGAATAGAATGTTACCTGTTCTATGGGCAATGGAAGCAATTAGGGCCAAGATAAATGGGGAGTTTGAAACTGATTCTATTCAAATGGTGGTACATCGTGGGTGGAGTTGTGATGAAAGGCATAAACAGATTTATGAAGAGCAAGAATTACCTGTGAATTGGAATTCTTATCATAGATTTCGTTCAGGCGGGGATACTCCTTGTGCAGTGGATTTTGAGATATTAGACAGAAATGAGATGATCGATCAAGTTGATTTACACGAACATCTTTGGTTAGATTTAAGAGACACCTGGCCTGCGGGGTTTCATCAATATGATTGGGGATTCCATATTGATACAGCAGAGGGAGGGAAGCGAAGATGGTAGCAATAATTCAACCATTTAAGTACAAGGATTTAGTTACAGGAAATACGATAGAAGTCTCCGTGTCACAATGTTTTACAAAATTGAAGGTAAACAAACGTGAGTATTTTTTTGTAAAAGAATCCGGAGAATTCGATGGCACTGGTATGCTTTTGCAAGAGTGAGGCTGTGGCTTTTTTTATTTACCACCGCAGAGGAATAGAAAATGGTAGCTAGGATTTTTGCTTTGCTTCCTAAAATTGCTCCGGCAATAGTTAAAATTGGGAAAATTGTTTTTGGTAAAAAGTTGATTAACAGTTTAATTGATAGATTAGTGGAGCGTTGGATTCGGTTTAAAAAATTATAGTGGAGGTGGTATGTGCCCGACTGATGGGATGGAGACGGAAAAACCGAGTGGAACATTTTGGCCTTCTCAACATTGTGTGGATCATGGAGAATTGATTAAACAGGTGGAGCACTTTTCTACCTTAGTAGCTCCGTTGCCGAAGAAACTTGATAAGTTAACAGAAGAGGTTCAGGTATCCCTACAGGCCAAACCTTCCTGGTTTACTTCAAATGTGATTACTCTTTTAGCAAGTGTTGTGGTGGGGCTGAGTGTTTTTTTAATTAGTATGAGGTAATTATGCAAACATACAAAGTATTCACAAAACCGGGATGAAGTAAATGTGATGGGCTGGTCAGCCAATTTGAGAATTGTAAAGTATATGATATAGAATCCGCAGAGGGACTTGCAGAGGCGTCATATTATAGCATCGATAGTGTTCCTACTATAGTTTGTTTGAATGATCAAGATCAGCAACTTTGGAAAAGAACCTACCAACCCGGGTGATTGTATGTTCTATTTTATATTTCTCTTTCTCTTATTCATTCCTTCGATAGTATTTTCCGCAACCATCTACGTAGATTTAGATATCCCGGCTGATTGCTCTGGGAATTATTCCATTGCTTCCCGGAACTGTTCCGGTTCGGATGGCGATGCTTATGATACTATTCAAGAGGCGATCACTGCAATGACTGCCGGGGATATTATCAAACTGCGTGGTGATACTTATCAACCGGCTAATGGTATTTGTATCCCGACCTCTAAGAACGGATCGGCCTGGACCGCCGGAAACTTCAACAAGCTCTGCTCTTATGAGGGGGAGTGGGCCATTATTGACGGAACTAACAGTTGCGATAATTACTGCGCGGTTGGGGAAGCAAAAGGTATTTTATTAGGATTAGGAGTGTATGATTATTCAACTACGAGTGATATCAAGTTTTGGAAGTTTGAGCGGTTAGAATTAAAGAACGGCAGAAGTACTGATAATCAGTGGGCGGCTGCATTTTGGGGCAATGGCGGGCCTTTCTGGTTTAGGTTTTGCTACATACACGATAATTATTGTACCTATTCTGGGAACAATCCGGGAGGCTTAAAGGGACAGCATTGGCAGGATTCCATTGTTGAATATTGCTATATTAATAATAACGGAATGACTACTGGGACTGACAACAATCCAGCCAATATCATTATCTATGCCGACTATAATCATGCTGATGTCGGAGAGAATGGGTGGGAAGAAGATTCCTCTAATCAAAGCAACATGAATAATGAGATTCGATACAACTATATCAAAGGGAGTAGCGTCGGGTATAAAGACAAAAGCCTGCAATTCCTTACAGGCAGGAACCCAACCGGAGGCCATGGCTATGATGATACTAATGATGAGTACGGTAATCGAATTCATCACAATATCTTTGAAGATGGCAGGGTCTATGCTATAGGAGCGCACCAGGATTTTAGTCAGGTTTATCAGAATATTATTTCCGGGTTTCCAAGGGGAATTGCAGTTCAATATGAGCCGCAACCGCATATGTATAAGGTCTGCGTTTATAACAATACCATCATAAATCCAACCCAGTTAGCGATCATTCGATATAAGTATAAGTCATGGTCGTGGGAATCAACTGTGCATTGGGGGTATGATTATAATAACATTATTGATAGTGGAGAGAGTTATTGGGGTTGGTGTAATGCGGATTCTTTTGCTATTCTTCCTGATGGTACTGAGGGGAATTGCGGACCAACTTCCCATGATGTTTCTAACTATTATAATACGGATAATTATTTCTATAGACCTGACGATGCGGATGTGTTCAGGATGAAAGGGGTTAGTTATACAGTAGCGGAATTTGAAGCGCAAGAATTAACCCATACTCCAAGAGTTCAATATACAAACGCCTATAATGCTGAAGATTTATTGTATGAGGGGACTACTGGAGCGGATGAATATCGGACTAGAGGGGCACATGTGCTGGAAGGGGCGGACACTATCGCGGATGGGGGTGTCGGTGGCAATCATCCTTTCAGGGCAACTGTGACTATTCCATCTTTTGTGGGCGCGACAAAACCTGATGATAATGGGTGGGTTGCAGGTTTATTGAATAATCTTACAGACACAGGGTGGCTCGATGATACCGACGACGGTGATCCAAGTTGGATTGAAGGATCTGGGGAAACTACGACCTCTTCTTCTTCTTCCACTTCATCTTCAACGACTACAGTGGCCGCAACCGCAACAATGGAAAATTTAGGGATAACAGGAGGCATGGTAATTAATTAAGGGTTGTTATGAAGAGTTTAATTTTATTATTTACGGTATTTATGATATGTTTTGTGGTTGCTGTAGTACATGCTGACATCTATATTTCGTCGTCTGGAGCAGGAACACAAGATGGTAGTAGTTGTGCGAATGCTAGATCGGCATCTTGGTTTAATGCTTCTGATAATTGGGGAGGAGGAGGAACAGATATAGATCCAGGGGACACCGTAAGATTGTGTGGAACCTTTGTTGGTGCTGCCAATAGCACAATCTTGACAATCCAGGGATCAGGAACAAGCGGGAATGTTATAACAATTTTATTTGAAGATAATGCCAAATTACAGGCTCCCTATTTTTCCACAGGCGGGGCAATTAACGGGGGGAATCATGATTATATTACAATTGAC